TTTTCCATACAGTTCCGTTATACCAAATAGGAATACCTAGGGTAGTGTCAAAGTATTGTTGCCCTACTTGTACCTGTAATGTCGGTCTATTCGCCGTGGTTCCACTAGCAGGCTTTATTAAACCACCCACTGCATTATCTACTTGGTTAAAATATAACCCTAGAATACGCTCAAACTCATCCATAAACAACTTATTGTATTCAAGCGGAGCAGCAGGTAGCCGAGGATTTTTTGTTGGGATAAGCGCCATCACCTTTTCCCGTCTGGTTTAATATCTAGTCTTGGAACACCTAATTGCCATTGAACACCTACATCCGATGAGGACACTACTAATGACATTTGACGACCACGAATTCTACAATACGCATATTGCGTAAACTGTTGCACTTCATAGGTACTTTGACCTACATAATTCTGTCTGCTAGTTACTACCGGCAAATCTGAGCTACCATATGAAGAGCCAGGGTTTTGTCTTGGCAACACTGTAAATGTGACTTTTGGATTGTTAACTGTAGAGCCATTGAAACTAATATCCGGTATCATGCGCCATACAAAACCAAAGTTATGCCCGTCCCCAATGTCAAAGTCGGATGACTGAATATAAGAATCAAGTGCTACTGGTGGGTTTGCTGTGCCATTATCAACAGCGCTCTCGTGATAAATAATACCTGATTGAACTACGCCAATATCAGCCACGGTTACACCAGAATTATGCACCGATGCTACTGTACCATAAGCACCTCTTGAGCATCCCAGTAAAGATGTTTGGGTTGAGCTTGTATAAATGATCCGTTCTGCTTCAATTTCTGCTACCCCAGATGAAGGGAAATTACCTTTGTTTGCAATATATATTGTCGTATCTGTCAACCCAACTGCTTGTGTAAGCGTTGTTACTGGAGCGTATCCTACTGCCGTTGGATATCCTCTAAGTGGTGTGTCAGACCAAGCAGTTCTAGTTAAATTACCATAATACCAAGTTTGCTCTAAATGGTTATAAATTACATACTTATCAATAACAAGTGAATTAGCAGAACAGTAATACCACCACACCTCATTAAAACCCTCATTTACCCCAGCAAAGAACTGATAAGACTGAGATTGATTTATGTCTTGATATACATATTCTCTAACGGTACATGGTAGGGTTTGCACTTGTCCAGAATACATGAAGAACTTATCTTTACCCATCCAGTAAGTAACGTTGTTAACCGCTACTGCAACGTTAGGACCCATAATAGAAATATTGTCGCCAAGAATATTAAAGCCCCATACATACGGCGCACCTAGGTATTGCATAGAATATATTGCAACATCAGTAAATACTACGATTTCTTGACGGGTTTGCACCGCAGTAATAATCTGTGAACCACGACTTAATCTATAATTACCAGCTTGATTTGTAATTTGCGGATACCATACAGTAAGATTATTTTGGTCAGACCAACTAATTAACATTGGATCTTGAATACCGTTGCCTAGTGTATCTGTACCAAATGCAATAACAAAACGACTAGCATCGGACACCATAACAAAATTACAAATAGTAGGGCATGCAGCCGTACCAGCATCTGTTCTCCAATACGCAATAGTATTTTGAGTGTTTGTGTTAGTTGGGGATAAAACTTGCCCCACGTTATAGATGTTGGGGTTTGTATCTACAACCCAGTAATAGATAGGTCCACCACGAGGATTAAATACTAAATTCTGTCCGTAGTTTGCTTGACTCCATAAACGTAATTGAGACCCAATACCTAACCCAGCAGGAGCGGAACTTCCCCATCCTGTACTAGAGTATCCGATGTTAACTCCACCCCATCCGCCAGCACCCCACCCAGCATTTTGTGTATATGTCGCGCTACCCGATGTAATTTGATATGTTGCAATTGTAGAACCGCCACCATTTCCAGTATCGCTTGAATTGGCTATAACTGAAACTGTTATTGAATATTGGGATGAAGAAATGTAGGTAACTTGATACCCTTGAGCTTGATTTAAAATCGCCCCAGTTACATTACCACCTAGCGTAACGGCCCCCGTAAAGGACACAAAGTCACCAGACTGCGCATTATGTCCACTTTGAGTAACAATAAGAACAGAAGAGCCATTGGTCGCAGCAAAAGTAGCAGCACCAGCAGATGACACCGCGCGAATGGGAGTAATATCATAAATAACACCACCAGTACCTTGCTGAATATAAATCTTTTGATTAGTGCCAATGCCTAAGTAGTTATACCCATTTAGCCCAATCCAGTTTTTTAATGAGCGAGCTACACCAACATAAGAATTACCTGTGCTTACTTGACCGCCATCTAATGTCCATCCACCAATTTTTTCTACTTGTCCAGAACGAAACCTAATTTTATCGCCCGCATACCATCCACCTTCGTTAGCAAGAGTTGTGCCTTCTCTATTTACTCCGGGGCGCATGACAAGTTTTTGTAACATTTAAGCCACCATTTTAAGTGCGTTAATCTCTACTAGTTCAGCCCTATTAATCCAACCATGTTCATATGTTGGATTAGCTAAACTTTTATAGTACTTTTCTTTAGTATCTGTAAAACGCTCAATTAATTGTTTAATAGGCATCGACTTTAAAGTGGACATGCTTATAGGGCCTAATACACCATCAATTTTCTCACCTATACATTCTTGTAGTAATTTTATTGCCCTACCCGGACCAGCATTAATAGCAAAGTCAAACATCATATAATCAACACCAGCAGGCAAATCATCGCCACGCACAGCGTCCCAATATTTTCTTTTATATAGCGGTGAAATCTTTTCTGGAGTTAACGCTCTCATATCATTCCAAGTAACAGGATGCCCAACATAAGTTTCCCATGCCGCCTGTGTCACGCCGAGATTTGTGCAGCCTGCCCTACCATCTGGTAGTTTATTCCCAGCATCATGCGGGTCAGATTGAAACCCAGCTTCAGATTTAAGCACGGATGCTAAAGCTTGTTCAAAGTTGTTTATCATTATTTATCATTTGTTGGGGTTGATTTCCAAAGCATAGCGTCTTTAGCCTGAGAGCCATTGCTAGACCCAAAATAGAAAGCTACTACTTGCTCTGCCTTAGCAGATAAATACCCAACTAGTGTGCCAGCCATTGCAGTTTCAATCTTAGAATAGCCCATCAAAGTTCCGACTACAACAGCGATAAAAGAGGAGACAATAATAATCGCTAAAGTAGGAACTAAAGCAGACTTAACTTGAGACTGCATATCACGAGCAGATTTACGGTCATCTGTAGCTAACTTTTCAAAGTTTAATCCTAGTTCTTGTGTTTGTTTTTGAAACTCAATCTCGGCAATCTTAATCTGCGCTATTTGATCCGAAGTCATCTTGCCGCTATCAATAGTATTCTGCACATCTTTTTCGTCAACACCCAATACTTTAGATATGGCGGATACGGCTAACCCTGCAAGGGGTCCACCAAGTGCTGTTGCTATTGTAGGTGCTACTTGTTCTAACCAAGACATATTTTATCCTTATGCTGTTCTATTCCACATATAAACAACTATGTAGGGTTGTAAGTTTGCGTTTGTTGCACTAACACCTGTTGATGTATTTGTTGTTGCTACTGTAATGCCTGTAACTGCTGATGAAGTATTTACATCTACTACTGAACTACACCCATACCAACCGACATATGGACCAGGATTATTCGCGCTTACTGGAGTATGTAAACCTGCATGGGAATGCCCAGGATCAGTTACTGTAGATGTCGCAGTATGGGTATGTGATACAACTACCGCATCAGCAGAACCACCTGTTGCTCCTGCCATAAAGGAACTTCCATCTTGACCTATCATCACACAACCTGCGCCAAATGCTGTCCATGTACCAAAGCCGAATAAAGTATTAGGGTTTGTACTAACTGTTGATGTATAAATAGAACCAACAGGGTATAAAGTTTGAATAGCAGTTTGCACAAATGCTGTGGTTGCGATTGCAGTTGTATTATCACCTACTGCTTTAGTAGTTGAGTTTGTTGCGTTTGTTGCGTTTGTAACATTTGTTTGTGAAGCGTAGAAGTTTGTTCCGTCGCCATAAACTGAAACTGTTTGACCACTAGGAATAACAATACCAGAGCCAGTAGCATATTTAATCTGAATACTTTGCCCGCCAGTAGTATTATTTTTAACAATGTAGACTTTACTTGCTGATGCTGGGGCAATAACATTGCGTGTAGCCGTTAGACTTCCGGAGCTTGTCACTACCAATACAGCACTTCTTGATTGGTCTACTGAGCCATTATTTGCGGTTAAAGTAATATCGGCATCGGTTGGAAAGTTGACTACTGGATATGTGCCACCAATATAAGGGCCACCGGATACACCAGCAATGGCTTGTTCTATGATTGTACCTAAACTACCATTGGTTGTAGCGCCCCAGTTACCGGCTTGGTCGCCCGTGCCAATAAGTTCAGTTCGTAGGTTTGTTGAGTATGTTGATGACATAATTATCCTTGAGTATTATCGACTGGAACCCAGTTTGTTGCCTCTGTATTGTTTACAGGAGTCCACGTATTTGATGCGGTGTTATTTACTAAGTTCCAAGTAACAGCTTGATTATCGTTAATTTTAATCCATCCTGACACAAATTGCGAGTCTAGCATTGTTACTATTTCGTTAATGCTTTGCAAGAAAGCAGACTGCTGTGTACTTGAATCGGTTTGTTTTGTATTTTCTACAATGCTTGATCTAAACTGCGCCAAGATACTTGTAATATCTATGACTGTTGTGTTCTCAGTTACTGTGTAATAGACACCTTTTGACGCAGTAATTACATCTGCAATGTTTGTGTTTTCGGCAATGCTTTGCAAGAAGGCAGACTGTTGACTGCTAAAATCTGCGAGTGCTATGTTTTCTACGATAGATTGTAAAAAGGTAGACTGCTGAGTACTTGAATCTGCTGGGTTTGTGTTTTCTGCTATGGTTGCAGCAAATTGGGCGAGGATATTTCTTACGTCTGCTTGAGTTGTGTTCTCGGTTACTGCTGCTTGAAATTGCGCTAACATATTTATTACATCAGCTTGAGTTGAGGGTTCTGCAATAGACTGCAAGAACGCTGACTGTTGAGTGTTAAAGTCTGCCATGTTTGTATTTTCGGCTATTGCAACCAACACATTAAACAGAATTGAGAGTACATCCGCAACTTGTGTATCTTCCGTAATGGCTTGTAAAAACGCTGACTGCTGGGTGCTTAAATCCGCTATGCTTGATGTTTCAATAATGCTTTGCAAGAATGCAGACTGCTGTGTACTTGCATCATTAGCATTGGTATTTTCAAAAGTATAAAAAGCATACTTGGGCGTAATTGTTGCCAGCGTAGCAAACGGATATTTACTAAGTGGGTTTAGCCCAAACATATTAAGCCCACACCCTTATAGGGTTCTTTGGTTCAACAATAAAAGGTTTTAATGGTTCAATATCTTCATCATCCAATAACCGAATATTAACCCCGTAATTAGGAGGAGGATAGGGAATAGGCTCATAATCATCAGGAGTAGGAATTGGTGGTCTTTGATAAACTGTTCCAATGACCGAAATGTTTTGATAGTTTGGTGTCATGTATGATTCAGTTTTAACAACCTCTGTTGGGTTGCCATCTGCGTCAACCTCAAATTCAGTTGGGATGATTGTATAAAGAATCGGTAAAGATTGTGCTTCGTCTGTAAATGATAGGTATAAGTCTTGCATAATTAGCTTCCTGTAAGTGCTTGTAAATTTGCGCCAGTCATAGCAGTTGGGTAATAGGCTAGTTTTTTAATGTGACCATTTAACCATCCTTGAGAAGAAATATTATAGCCAATTACCATTTGTGTAGCAGTAGGAACTGCGTTATTTGTGCTAGATGAAACTGTTGCAACACCCAAAGCAGAACCTGTTAAAGATGAATTGCTATAAGTAAATGCTATTTTATTGGGTTGACCAACTCCATTTACTAATGAATTAGTTGTTAAAGAAATAGAACCGCCAGGACCTGCTGCTTGAGCTTGTGTAGCATTTAACTGTGCGATTAATCGCATGACTGATGAACTAGAAGCGTTACCTAAAACGAAAGCATCACAATATCCTGTTGAAGCGTAATAACCACCCTGTGCCTCAACATACCAAGTGCCTTGAGAGTTATTAAAGAATGTACTAAAGTTAGTTGCGGTAACTGTTGGATATTCGGCAGCTCTAGTTACTGATGCAGAGGTTGTTTTAATATAGGAAGTTAATGCTGAAGATGCACCAGCATTTTGCGTTAACTCTAATTGCGCACCCCAAGCATAAAATCCATTAAATCCGTTACCAGCAAATGCTGGTTGAATACTTGAAGTTAAAGATTGTGCTGCACAAATAATAAAGTTTGGTGATGTGCCATTTCCTGTAAATGTGTAACTACATCTATACCATCCATTACCTACTGGAATAATATTTGCAGTTCCATTTGTAGGAGTTCCTGCAATTCCATTTAATAAATCAAAATTGCATAAACTAGCAGAAATAGGGACTAATTGAGCAAACTGTTGTCCATAATATTTTAAATATACTGAAAATGTATAAATTGAGCCATTAGTTACAGCAGTTGCAGAACTATATAATTGATGAGTTACATTAGAAGTTGTAACAGTTAATAATTGCCCTGTTTGATTCCCATCAGGTGCTATTGTGGCAGATGCAGTAACTGGTAATGCTGGTTTACCCCAATACGCATTAGTAAAATCTTCAGAATAATTAAATAAATTCGTGCTACTACCTTCTACCAATAACCCTAAAGATTCCCCTGTAACTGGATTAAAGTCAAATCTAGGTGTGTTAATAGGTGCTGATTGTAATGTTGGAATAAAGTTATTGATTGCAGTTGTAGTGGTTTGATTGTAGGCAGTTGCGGTGCTTCTTTGCTCAAGTTGAAATCCATATAATAAAATTGTTTCTGTGCCTGTTGCAGTCCAATTAACTTGATACCCGTAAGACGATATTGTTGGTGGGAAAGTATTGTTAATTTGAATACTTGGATAAAATGAAGTTAAAGCAGTTGAAAATATTAACGCTACTCGATACCATGCAGTAGAGCCGACTTGAGTAATGGATGAACTGACATAAGTAAAACTTGCACCTGTTGTTGGAGTGCCTAAAGCGACTGAACCAGAAGTTAAATTAATCGGTAAAGCAATATAAGCTGATGAAGATGCAGATAAAGTTAATGTTGCGTAATTACTACCACCTGCTTGAACATAGGCTGTGCAAACATAATTAGTTGATGCTAATACTGTGACATTTGATGATGTGCTTAAAATATGCTGCCCAAGATTTGCAGAAGGTGCAATAGTCCATGCGTTATTAGTAGTTCCACTAGGATCAGTAGCATTTTGTGTTGGTGTTGCTACAGCATTTAATGACCAACTTGTTGTAAAGTTATTAGATTGAATAATTAAATTTTGCTCAGCCAATGCACTAGATTTTCCATCATAATAGACCGCAGCACCAGACCTTAGAAAAGTAATTCGATTATCTAAAGTTTGACCATTGGCAAAATCATTTAAAAATGTTGGTCTGCCATTAAAAAAGTTATTTGCTATTGCCATAATGATTTTCCATTGTGAATTACTACTGCTAAATAAATAATAATAAGAACTACTAATAAAATTGGAATTGTTAAACCAATGTAATAGCTTAAAACCCCTAATAGAACCGACTTAATTGCTAAGGCTATATCAACATTTAAGTATTTAAATACAAATGACATAACAGGATTCTGCTCATATCCACCATTTTTTAAGATAGTGCGAGTGGTATACCAATCTAAGAGTTGGAGAATAAAGAATGTAAGGGTAAGAATATAAATCACCAAGGAGTTCCATTCTTAATAACTGTGCGTTTTTTGTAGGCTTCAAGTTCTGCGTCTGCCTGTTCTTCCGTTTGCTCACCGACTAGGTTTTTAATCCATCCAATCACTTGTTCTTCAGTCAGCTTGTCGTAAGGTGTGCCACCATCAGCAGGCATAGGTAAGCCTGTATGCCCATTAATCTCAAATGAATCTGTGCCATTGTTGACTAAAACAGTAAAGTCTACTGCTCGAACAATCCCATTTTCGTCTGATACTAAGTTGTATGGTTTGTATGTGTATGTGTTCATATTAGTAAGATGGATACCATTTAGTTGTTGTTGCGTCATAAGTCATAATTAAGGCCTTACTTACTACTGCGGTTGATGCTAAAGCAATATTACCTGCTGTGGTAGTTGTAAATATTCCTGTTGGAATTAAAGTAATCTGACCACCACCCAAAGAAATAGGACTTGGTGCAGTAATCGTTGCAATAGGAGTTGTTCCCGAAATAAATACAATACTTGTTGTTGGTGCAATTGTCGTTGCTGATGCAATGGTTGGTGCGGATGCTGATACTGCGGTAATTCCTTTGACTACTAAACTTGATGCTGTTGAGCCTACTACGGCTGTTCCAATACCCAAAGAACCTGCAATATAATTACTTGCAGTTCCTGCTATATATAAATTAAATGTTCCTGATGCTAATGCAAGATTTGAATAAAGACCATAGTTATTGGTTGCACCAGTCATATTTGTTGCTACATGAAACCCAGCTTGGGTTGTTACTGTTGAACCCGAGCCAAATGTTCCTTGTTGTGCAATAAAATTGCTAAGTTGGGATAAGGTAAATGTTGTTGCTTGAGTGCCAAGACCTGTTCTGTAGCCATAATAAGCACTTGTAACTGCTGATTGCACAGTTTGAGTGTTATTAACACCATATTCAGTAGTTGAATCAACTTGACTATTTCCCCCAATGGTTACTTGAGAGCCTGCTAAAGATGTTGTTCCAATACCTAAACGACCTGCCATGTAATTGTCTGCAGTTCCACCCAAGTAAAGATTCCATGTACCTGATGCCGATGCTAAAGCACTAAAAACACCATATGTATTAGTTGAACCTGTTAATCCTGCACCAATATAAAAAGCCACATTGTTAGTTACTGTTGAGCCTGAGCCTACAGCAAAACCACCTGCTTGATAATGTCTAATATTTGAAGCGGTAAATGCAGTTGCTTGAGTAGAAATTGAAGTGTTAAATCCACAATATAAAGTTGTTACTGCCGACTGAACAACTTGTGAACTATTAACACCATATTCAGTTATTGAAGCAGTTTGACTATTACCACCGATTAATAACTGTTGAGCAGTAGATTGTGTGCCACCAAATGCACCTGTAGTAAACTGACCTGTTGATGCAGTTGTGCCACCAATAGCGCCTGGAGAAGCAAAGGTTGCTCCATTTAAACTAGAAGCATTTAAATTAGGCACATTGGTTGTACTTGCAATAGTAAATGGTGCAGTACCTGATGCTAATGTGCTTGTTATAACTCCAGTTGCTGATACAGTAGTAAATGCACCTGTAGATGGGGTTACGCTACCAATTGCAGTATTGTCAATTGCACCACCCAAAACTTTAATAGCACTAGCATCTTGCCAAGCCATTGTGCCTAAATATTGATTTAATGGTACTTGATTCGGTGCAGTTCCCACATCAGTATTAATTACAAAATTTAGTTTGTAGTTAATTACATCTTGCCAAGCCATTGTGCCTAGATACTGATTCAGAGGTATTTGATTGGCTTGTGTACCTACATCAAACTGCGTTACTGATCTCTCGGCTAAATAGTCACACCATACGTTTGATGTGTTACCCACTAAATTAATCTGAGAAGTTGTGCCAGATGAGTTAGATAAAACTTGCGTCCTTGCTAAAGTATTAGGACTGCCCGCTGTAACAGTACCAATTCCTGCTTCCCATACGTTTGCTGTAGGATCATAAATTACGTAAGAAGTCGTACTCCACGTACCAACACCCGTGACAAAAGACTGAAACCCTGCTATGGCACCGTTAAGGTTAAGCGTTCCTGTACCAGACGTGCTGGTAGTCTCTTGCACACGGTTAGCAATTGTGTACGGCATTATTCAGCCTTATGAAGTAGAAGTAGTCGAGTATGTAACGCTAACTGTATCGCCCGCTGTGGTGGTTTTGGCAACTGCAAAATTACCTTCTGAATATAATGTACCTGCTGTTGAGCTTTGGGTATTGACCGCACCTGATCCAGTAACTAAGAAACATCCATAAACCGTACCACCTGCGCCTGTAATAGTGTAGGTAATAGAAGTTGCTGTAGAAGTTGTTACGTTACTTGGTGTGGTTCCTGTGGATGTAGAAGCAGCAAATACTGCTGTACCACGAACTGCTGAACCTCCGACTGTGTAGTTAGTAAACTCGGCAGCATTAGTCGTGACTAGAGTGGTCATTGTATCGGTGGCAGCAGGTGTCAAACTCACCTTAGTCAAACCTAAGAATGGGCCAACTACTGTGTAAGCAGAGCCTCTTAACAAGGTATCCAACATTAACTGTTTACCGCCTTGTACCACTAAGTTAGGGAAAGTCTCTTCAGATTTGATGTTACCTAATGCGTCACGGTGAACTACATGATAATAACCACCTATCATCATTCCTTCGGGGACCGTTGCATTGGCTTGTAATGTAGCAACAGCGTAATCTCCGCTACCTGTAAATTCGTTTGTCATGCTAACTCCTAATTAAGAATAAGAACAGCCGTAGTAGACGTTGCTGTTGGAAAGGTTATTGTAAAATTACTTGATGTCTTATCTGATCCAAAATCTAATACACATACTGCCGCGCCAGTTGTACCATTATAAATCAAAGCACCTCTAGCAGTAAAGCCAGAGCCACTCCAAGTTACATTTTGAAACGATACATACGCCGCGCCATTATCACTTGCTGGCACAATGTTAGTTAAGGTTTTTCCCCCTGCCGTGTACCCAGCTCCAGTAACTTCACCGGAAGTAGTATAAGCAAGAGTTGTAGCGTCCAAATTAGCCAAAGATGTATAAAGTGCAATTTTATAGGTTCCACTTGTGAAGTTCTCCAAACCATTTAAAAGGTTTTGTTTAAAGATTGTGCATTGCCCTTGGCTTATCATATAACCCCGCCTTTAGGAGCTACATTTAATTTAAGCTGCCCATCACGGTAACTATCACCACGCTCTAATGCATCACACAATCTACGTAATTCATTTAATGCTTCATCGTATTTAGCCTTATACATCGTAGCAATCTCGGCTTCTGCCTTCATAAATATAGTAGCTTCTAATAAAGCACCATAAAACAGTACTGGGTCATAGTTATCACCTAGCCAAGACTCACCAGCAATAACAATTGATGGTGGGTAGTAAAAGTAATGCATCTCTACGGCATAGTTTTGATCTGGTGTTGGGCCAAGAATATAAGACAAGGCGTAGTTATTACTTAACTGCGTACCAAACAAAGCGTAGTATTTAGGTAGACCGGTAGATGTTGGGCCAGGGTATGCTTCACGAATATAACTTACATCTTTGTTTAGGATATAACTGTAGTTTCCAGAGCCGTCAATTACTGCAATTGAGTAAGCGGAGAGCCAGTCGGTCGGTAAAGAAAGGTATTGATTATTCGCAGTTAAACTACCTGTAACATTTTTCCGTAAAGCCGGTATGTTAATTGCGTTATAAATCCGTGTTTCTGCTTGTGTAATAAAAGTATTAACTTGGGTGTTGCTTAGTGTGGTTACAGTTGTTACACCATCCGTACCAGTAAAGGTAGTGCTTGGAAACTCATTCTCACAATATGTTTTGATAGTATTGAATAAAGTTGAATAGTTCATACCCTATTCCCTTTCCTAGAATTTTCTTTGCCACGCATAGGTTGCAAATTATTGGGTACATGTAAGCCAGAAACTAATTCTCCTTGCAATGGAATAATATGGTCTACATGCCAAGGCTCATTATTTTCACGGGTAAGCATAGCAGCAATAGAATAAAATCCACTCATAACTTTAAAATCTTGTTCTGTTAGCCACTTAGGAGTCCGAAATATTTTAGACGCTTGATATTTTCTGGTTTTTGCATTTAATTTCCCAGTGTTTTTAACATCCCAGCGCTTCCTTAATTCCCGCATTCTTTCTATATTGTTTGACTTCCAATCTACTAATCTATTTTTTATTTCTTCTTTATTTTTTTCGGCGTAAGCGACCTTATAAAGCTTAACTTTTTCTTTGTTAGCTTCATTCCACGCTTTATTTTTTTCATAGCGTCTTGGGTCGTTGGGGTCTTTATACGGCATACTATTAGGCTAACGGACCTCTAGAAGTAAACCCTTTAACAGCAGCGCCTTTACCACGTTGAGCAACGCCTTCTGTTTTCATATCAGAATAATCAAATGCACCACCACCTAAATCTTTAGTATTTAAGTCAGTACCTTTGGGACTGTGCGGCTCGGCATATTTACTTGCTTGACCAACTTCTTTACCCATTAATTTTTCACTGAATTTAGCCATGATTATTTTCCAAATTGGTTTTTAAGTTTAGCCATATTGCGGCCCATAGACTTTAAGTCATCGTTAGTCTTACCGCCGGCAGCCATCTTCTTAACTTTACCGCCTTTTTTTAATTTAGACAAGTCAGTACCCTTACCGCCTTTGTGTTCTTGCTTATCATGCATCTTAAATGCTTTTTTAACAATCGCTTTATCTTGTTTAATATCTTCTTTCATACTTTCCATTTTAGCCATTTTTAGCTCCTTAATTAATAGTTACACTATTAGTAACACATACTGATTTTAACGCATTTGGCGTTTCATTGAAATCATATTTCATCCCCACTGGATTCCAGCCCCACTGAATCTGTCTACTACCTCCGCTAGGAAACCCATTAACATCATAGCCTGACTGATAATAACTATTATCTCTTCTTGGTTCGCGTACAGCCTGTGGGTCATTAACTGGATACATACCAAGTTGAAGTTGTGGATGATCCATATTCCAACATTCATTACAAGCCTTAATGCTAACATTTTTGGTCTTTATTGTCAGTTTTTTTAACTGCTTTAACTTATACCGAAAACCACAAATATCACATTCGGCAATAGCAAACTTGCCAGAGGAGAACATCGTAGTCATTATCCATTACCTAAATAAGTCATTCTTGGAATAAACCTAATCGGCGCTTTCTCTCTATCTTCTTCAGAGGCAAATTGAAACTGTTGTTCGTATTCAGCCTTTAATCCCATTATGCGATTAGGATCCATATTAGGAAGCTTCATAGACAAATAATAAGCTAGGCCAGCAACCATACATAGCAACCAACGGAACGGAATATCTTGCGTATTCACCGCATTACCGGCATCTTGAATACGGCGAAGTCTCCAGTAAACAAAATTATAATACGGGTTCTGCGCAGTGCCTTGATCTGGTGTTGGC